CTCGGCTACCCCCCTCCTCGAAAAAAAATTACACCTCTATTTCTCTTTTTATATATAAAAATGTATATAGAGAGGGGAAAAGTGCCCGACATGCCCCCGAACTGGATATGGATTAGACGACCGAGGCCCCCATGACGATAGGGGAGGGAGGGGGGGACCTCGCGCTAAGTCATTGATAATAAAGGACTTGCCCCGTCAAAAGATACCCGAGAGATACCCGAGACTCACCCGACAGATACCCGAGACATACCCGAGAGATGCACGAGAGATACCGGGTGTCATCGGCTGAACATTGCGAGAATGGCGCGTGATCAATGATTGGCTGGACGCGGGGGGAAGGCCGCGATCGGGCGCGCGATTTGATCACGGGGCCTTGCAATTTGTTCACGCCCCATCACAGCCCCGATGCCCAATCCACCAGGCCAGGCTCAGCGCCGGACTCGTCATTGGATTCATAAACCTCATGCGGAGCCATTCGACAGGGTATTGTTCAGAGGCTGAACATTGGGTTCATAAGTTTATGAGGCCAAAAGAAAAGCCTCCCGAAGGGCAATCCCTCGGGAGGCGTAGGCCAGGCGGAGGCGGGCTAGGAGGCCTGTAGATACTTCGAGGCCGGGGGGAAGTTCATCGCGTTGTGGCGCATCCGACCCGCGATGGCGTTGAGGCGCTCGAACTCCTCGTCGTTCAGGATGTCGAGGAGCCACAGGTCACCTGCGAAGCCAGTCGCCGTCACGCACAGGAGATACTGTGCGCCCGACCGCGTGCCGTTGGCGAGCACCACGTCGGCCCGATGGTAGTCCCGGCGCTCAAGCTCCTCCCGTCGCGTGTAGGAGGTCTTGGTCTTGGGGTCGTAGCAGAGCACCTCGTCGAGGTCGCTGCGGTCGAAGATAAAGAGGTTCATCGCGCCACCACCAGTCGCGGCGCGTTCTTCCACACCGTGGGCGGCACGTAGGCCTTGGCCCGCTGTGCGAGGATTAGCTCGCGAGCTTGCTCGGGCGTGAACCCGGCTCGCGCTACGAGGACTTGCACGGCGGCGTCGATGTTCTTCTGGATCTGTGTCATTCGGTTTCGTCCCCTTGGACTCATCAGGCGCAGGATTGCGCGACCGAACGGAGGGAGGTGACCAGCCTCCCCCCGCGTCGTGGCCTAGACCGCCTTCCCGGCGGCCTTGCGCTGGTTGATGACAATCTCGCGGGCGGCTTCCTCGGTGAAGCCCACCGTCTCGACCATCATCTTGATGGCCTTGGCGATTTCCTTCTCCGGACCCTGCGAGGCCTTGTTCGCCTTCGACCGCTCGGACGCGCGCAGGAGCAGGTCGTGGCCGTAGTTGAAGGCCTTGACCAAGTAGTCGGCAGGCGTCTCTTCGCCCGACGCCATCGCCTTGGCGATCACCTTGGCGTCGTCGATCGACTCGGCCTTCTGCTTGGCGTATTCCCACACAAACGCGGGCTTGCCTTCGATGGGGAGTTCGAGCTTGACAATCAGGTTTTCCATGATTTCTGTATCTCACCGGTTCACCGGCCTTCAGGCCGGGCTGGCCTCGGCGCGACATGCGCCGCAACAACCAACGAAGACAATGATAGCACAGGATCGGGCTGTTGCAACATCTCATTTGCAACTTTACCAAACAAAGTGAAGGCGACGAGCGTGTAAACATTACACTTGACTTTGTGTCACAAAGTATGTTTGATCTTGGAGGTGGATGAATATCCACTGATGATGCATAAACATTCATGTTGACACGCCCCGCCGAGGTGTGGTATAATAGACTGGGAGGCCGTAGGCCTCTTCGCGGGTCCCATGACCCCCCTCCGGGGGGTGGTAGCCAAAATCCTGTCAGTGTCCCGATATCAAACGGGTCCCATAGAGGCTATACCCCTTTCGACACCCCTACCGTAGAAATGTTCAGGCCCAGGAACAATGTTCATCGGGCGAACTTTGGCCGACTTGACAAGTTCCTCAAAAAATGCTATAATCGTGCAAGCAGAGGGCCAGGGTCCATCGAGGGACATTAGAACCATGTGGATTTCAGAAGAAGACGCACACATCCGTCTCGGGTCCCATCATAATATCCTTAACCGGATTGACAGGGACTCCAAGCCTCATGGGGATGACCGTCCGTCGCCAATCGAGCCTCTCGTTCCAGCCCCGCCCGATCTTCTCGACCCAGATGTCATCCGTCATGTCGAGCGCGCGCTAAAGCCAACCAAGCAACATCTTACTCCCAGAGAAGCCGCTGATGCAGTAATCACGGGACAGCTGATAGGACGGCAGTCGGCTGCCGACCTGTTCAATGTCAATCACGATCACATCCGATTGATGACGGACCACGGCAAGCAGGGTCACAACGACCTCGACAAGCCGAATCAGAGCCTCGTCCAGATTATCGAGGGCCAACGGACCAAGATCAGAGACTTGGCCTTCAAGCGCCTGAACACCGTGCTTGAGTGTCTGGATGACAGCAAGATTAAGAAGATCGACAAGGCGCGCGAGCTGGCTCAGGTTGGGTCACAGCTTGCCATCATCTCCGAGAAGATGCTCCCGAAGGAGATGAGCGCCGAGCAAACCGTCCACTTCCATATGTATCGGCCCGAGGTCAAGAAGGAATCCGACTACGAGGCTGTCTCAGTGGGAGAGGAACGGGTGGAGCAGAAGTATCTCGAAGGCACTGTTTCGGAACAGTCGTAAAGGAGTCGAAGGATGCGTAACGGAGAACGGCAAATCGAATCGGGCACGCACGTAGAGAAAGTCAACGCCGCGCAGAATGAGACTGGCGTCGTGCGTAAGCTCAAGGAAGGTTTTGGGTTCATCGCTGGCAACGATGGACAGGACTACTTCTTCCACTGGACTGCTTTGCAGAAGTCTCAGGGAGTGGAGTTCTCCGACCTGGAAATCGGCGACCGCGTCGAGTTCCTCTGCCTGGAGGCGCCGAAAGGTCCACGCGCTATCGAAGTTCGTCGTGTTGGAGCGTAACGTAACGTAACCGGAGGAGCAGTCAATGGGCAGCGACAAGCACAGCTATCACATCATCCGCAGCGACGGGACCGAAGCGGACATCAAGGGCGATGACGTTCACATCGGGGACAGCGGCGTCCTCAGCATCACCAACCACATGGGCGACCTGATTGCTGCCTTTGCGCCGCACGCATGGTCGTTCGTCGAACCCGAGAAGCGGGACGACTCCGAGGACGACGTCGACCGGCCCGATCGAATCAGCAACCGTTAGTCGCGCGCGCCGTCGGCAACTCTGTATCCGAGGATAAGTCATGCCAATGCAAGCACCACAAGCCTCAGTCGCTGCCAAGAGGAAGCCAGCAGCCAAGAAGAAGGTCATGGGCATGCGCTCGACCCAACCTCGGATGCAGGGTCCGATCTCGGGCGGCGCGGGAGGTGGCTTTGCTCAACAGCCCGGCCCCGGTATGTCGGGCGGACGCCTTCCGATCTTGCCCGGCATGAATCCAAATGCCTACGCTGATGGGCCTGCCGGAGGAAAGCCATTTCAGGGTGGTGGTTTCGCACCTCCCGGGCGTGGTCCGATGCCTCTCCCGCCGAGCGCCGCGCCACGTCCCGGCATGCCCCCGATGGGTAACTATCCGAGGCCGGGTGCGGGTGGAGGATTTGCTCCCCCTGGTCTGCCTCCGGCGGGTGGTCCGGGGATGGGTGGGGATATCGCAAGCGGCGATATGGGACTCCCGCCTCAGGGCTTCAATCCTCAACAGTTCCAAGTCCAGCGTGCAGCCGGAGTGTTCGACAAGCCGACCGGGCCTGGTGCTGGCGAGGACCAGCGAGCACAAATGATGCAACAGCTGCAAGCGTCACAGGCTCGTATGGGTCAGATGCAGAAGCCACCAGGCATGATGGGTTCTGTCGCTCCTCAGCCGGGACCTGGCGGCGGCATGGGTCCGGGTGGATTCGACAGGAACGCCATGATGCAGCAGATGCAGGGTGGCATGGCGAACGCCAACATGCAGCGTGACCAGTGGCGTCAGGCCAACCCGAATCCAGTCATGAACCAGATGCCTGCTGGTCGACCGGCACCGAACATCCAGGCACTCCAGCAGGCGATGGCGGGACGCGGCGGACAACCTCAATTCTAGGAGAGAGACAATGGCGGACAAGAAGGTAGGCGGCGCGGCCGTCATCGAAGGCCCAGTCGGGCAGCTGCTCAAGGACCGTAGTGGCCGTGAGATCGAACTCGTTGGGCAGACTCCTGAAGGGCAGCTGTTCACGAATCCAACCGTTGGTGCTCTGGACCTGACACCAACACAACTCTGCACCGTCGTAGAGTCGCGTCTGTTCCTCGGTTACGGTGGCCCCCTCGCCATCGAGAATCAGCACGGCCTCCAGAAGGCTCTTCACGAGGATGGCATCTACACACTCTCCAACGGCCAGCGTTACGTTGTGCCGCACGAGATTCACGAAGCGCTCGGCATCCCGCTGCCTGCGCCCTACCCGCCCGAGCTTCTGCTCCTCAACGATGAGGTCGCTCCTGGCGACGAGAACCTCACGGGTGAAGCCCTCGACGCGGCCAAGGCACGTCACGCGCTGGCTCGGGGTCGCGGACCCGATGTCGAGACGAAGCCCGCACCGAAGCCGACGCCGACTCAGCTGCCTGCGGACACCCACAAGAAGTAACGTGGGGATTCAGGTAGTCGACAACTTCACTCGAATCTGGAAGCCTCACGAAAAGCAACAGAAGTTTCTTGAGATTCCAGATTCGATCTTCGAAGCGCTCTATGGTGGGGCAGCAGGCGGAGGCAAGAGCGAACTCTTGATAATGCTGCCCATCCTTAGAGGATGGCATCTTCATCCGAAGTTTCACGGTATCATCTTTCGCGAGACTTTCCCGCAGCTTGAGGAATCAATCATCCCTCGTGCGGACAGGTTCTACAAGCTAACCGGCGCCGTCTTCAACGAAGCCAAGCACTTTTGGAAGTGGCCTTCAGGGGCTATTATCAGGGCGAGCTACCTCGAAAAGGAAAAGCACGCACGGCGCCATGACACTACCGAGTATCATTACGCAGCGTTCGATGAGCTCACGAGCTTCAAGTGGTTCGTCTATTCATTCGTCACAAGCCGTGTCCGATCTTCTGAGCCGAACCTCCCGCCGGTTGTCCGTAGCGCGTCGAACCCTGGCAACCAAGGCCATGTCTGGGTCCGAGAGCGATTCGTTGACCCGGCACGAACTGGCTATAAGATCATACACGACCGCTCGAGCAGAACTACTCGTATCTATATCCCGGCGAAACTCGACGATAACCCCTACCTCAATGAGGCTGATCCGGGATATGCTTGGCGTCTTGAAATCCTCCCCGAGGCCGAACGCCGCGCGAAGAAAGACGGAGACTGGTATGTCTTCTCCGGACAGGTCTTCGCTGAGTGGAGAGATTTCCGCCGTCCCGGAGAGCCGCACCACGCAGTCCACGTTGTCCAGCCGTTCGAGGTTCCTGAGTGGTGGCCGAGGATTCTGGCTGTTGACTGGGGATACACTGCAAAGACTTGGGCTGGTTGGGCTGCTGTTAGTCCTGATTCTCGTGTATTCCTTTATCGTGAGTATGCTAAGGACAAACAGTATGTAGAGACTTGGGCGGCGGACATAGCCCGACTCTCTCAGCACGAACGGCACGAAATTCACTCCTGCGTCTTAGACCCATCGGCCTGGGCCAAGCGTGGAGACAAGGAAACGATAGCCGAGCAGTTTCAGAAGGCATCAGGATTCAGACCCATCCAGGCAGACAATGACCGTCTGGGTGGAAAGATGCTGATGCACAGTTTTCTCAGGTGGGAACCGAAGCCACCGAAGTATATACCTGCAGAAGGCTATTCGGAGGAGCGCGCAACTTACATCTATCGGAACTGGGGTGCAATGGCCTTCCAGAAGTATCAGGAAGCCTTCATTCCCGAGCCGCTGGAGACGAATCTTCCGAGATTGCAGGTCTTTGATACGTGCAAAGAGTTCATCAAAACGATTCCCATCTGCACTTATGAGAGTAAAGATGGTGAAGTTGCCGAGGACGTAGCTGAATTCCAGGGTGACGACGCTTACGACGGCGGAAGATATCTCATAAAAGAGGTAGACCAGTATATCCGCCTCGTTTGGAGCCGAGACCAGAGAGTCCAGCAGCTCGGTCAGGTCGTTCAGAGCTTTACGGAAACGGGTGATTGGACTAGATTGCACCGACAGATGGAAGTTCTCGAGTCCAAGCACAAGACAGTGACATCAGTTCAACGGCACCGGAGGTTTCGTGGGCTTCTTCGCTGATTTGTTCACGCCGCGAACGTATACGTGCGGGTCGTGCGCCGCGCTGAAGCATACGATTGCAGTGCAAAGCGAGGAAATCGATCTTTTAGTTCGACTTTTGGACGAGGAACGAGAAAAGAGCCGGCCAGCTCCGCAAGCACAAGCGATTAAGCCGGGTTTTGAGGGAAATATCAGAAAATCGAGAGTTCCTTGGTCCCGTAAGCAGGCAGAGCTTGAGACTCGGTCAGCAAGAGAAGCAGCACAGGAAGAAAAAGAACGCTGGAAGAAGCGCGCGCAAGCTGTAGAGGTGCCAGATGGGCGAACGGAGAGGTAGTATGGGGAGTGTCGAATTTAGGACACTCGACCCCTATCAATCCACTCGTCCATTTAACGTGGAACCGGCTCAATTCGACTTCATGCGCGACGGTCGGGCGCTCGATAGCGTGATGGCCGAGGGTCAGCAACGCAAGCGGGAGATGTGGGAGCCTAATCCTCAGCCTGAGTTCCAGTTTAGGCAAGACCCGAACCGGCCTCCACCTACTCCAGGCTTCTGGGATAGTCTTAGTGCCGGTGGTAAGGTCGCTGGAGAGATGTATGAGTCCCTCCCGGATAGTGATTTCGCAAAGGGCTTCCTTGAGGATGATGTTGCTTTCGATGCTCTCGGTGAAATAAACAAAGCCGATAGAAGCACAGGTGGTGATTCATTCGTAGACTTTGCTAAGGAGTCTGGCAGAAATCTCTGGAGCAGTGTCAAGGATCGCTCTCCTGAACGTCTTGCTGGTAACATGTTGAGTGTCATTCCTGAGGAGGCAAAGCTCGCCTTGGGCGGTGCTAAAGCTGCATTGCTGGGTGGTAAAGCAGCATTGGCAGCTAAAGGCACAGGGACGATGATGTCGGCCGTCCCGCTGGCTCGATTGCGGTCGATGGCACAGCGGGAGAATTTGAAGAATCCGGTGGGTGTGACCCGGATGATTGATTATCTGCAAACGCACTTTGATCCTAGCATGACCGAGGATCAAGCGCGCACGCTGATGCAGCTGTCCAAAGAGGTGCCCATCAATCAATCAGGCCATTGGGATGATGTCGTTCATGGCATGAGAGGTCGTGAGCCTCGATCACTTGTCGAACTATCGAGAGGTAATGTTAGTGGTGGAGATATTGACGAGGCAAACGAGACCATCCTGGGTGTTCTTAATCGGGCTAACCCTGATGCGTCAATAATTACACCGCGGCGTCAAACTCCTCGCACGGGTCCATTCAAACCCCCGGCACCTGTTGTCCATCCAGACCTGCAGACTATCGAAGATGTGGTCCAGGAGCCTGTTGAGGATTTGGGTCGTGCTGGCGCGGGCGGATATGGACCCAAGCGTTTGATGGCGAAAGTGAATGACGAGCGTATCGTTCACAAGGGTTCGCCATATCATCAATCGCCTGTTGGAGCTGGTTCGCATTTCTCGCCAGCCGAAATTGCTAAGATGCCGAGGGAGAATGCAATCGCTGAGCAGACTTCTTCGAGATTGTCAAACGCATTCAATAAGAAGACTCCTCCAGCTACAGCAGTTGCAGAAGGTGGAATCATCCTGCCGTTTGAGCATGGTAATTTCAGTGCTTGGCACGAGTTCCCATACCCCGAGGAGCAAGCCTACGCGCAAGACCCTGAGGTAGTTAAGCAGGTAGCCCGAGAAATGGTCGGTGATACTTACCTGAAAATTCCCGACAGACATCCAGGTCAGTTTATCTATGACCCAAGCAGAAGGCTGTTCATTGGTGTAGATAAAGGTCAAGCAGACCTAGATGCAATCCAACGTGGATTGCCACTGCCTCCGGGTGGTATCTATGGTGGTTTCTATGATAAGGTGCGCCGTAATGGCGTCTTCAATCAAATTGCGTCGCAGAGGCCAGACTTCTTCACAGACGCTGCTGGAGAAATTCGGCAGATTCCTGAGGCTCATATTCGTAGTATCCTCGACCCGTGGGTGAAGGAAGCGGGATTAAATAGCTCTGAGTCTGACGATTTGGTCCGCAACATGATGCAACGGATGCATGACCCGAATTATTGGTCGAACTTCCATTCCGGACACATAAAGTAATGTATCCTCCAACCGAAGACCAGATGGACCCGGCGATGCTCCCACCTGAGGAGATGTTTCCCCCGGACGAGCTCGGCCTCGTTCCGCAGGAGGATACTAACCTCGAGGAAGAGGAGCAGGAGGTCAATCCTGAGGATGTCTATCCCAAGGAGATTACAGATGCTCTCCTCCGTATCAGGGACCACCTCTGCATCCCTGAGCGGTCGGTTCGTGAAGCCTACGTAAAGCGTCTGAAGAAGCTGGAGTGCTACTGGAACAACCTTCAGTATATCTACTGGGATGCCATCGCTCGGGACTATCGTGACTACCAAGACCGCACTAATGTTGGCTTCGAAGACCCACAGGCGGACACCGATGTTCAAGCTATTGCAAAGGTTGTCAATATCTACAAAGCCCACGGACAGGCGTGGATTTCGGCGATTGCTGCGGGCATTCCTTACGTCAGATTCTTCCCTGACGATGCGGATAACGCCAGCGACGTCCAGACAGCCAAAGCCTACTCGAAGATTGCCGAACTCGTCCAGCGACACAACCAATCCGAAGTTCTATTTCTGAGGGCACTTTACCTTCTATTCAACACTGGAGTCGTCTTTGCCTACAATGAGCTCAAAACTCGAAAAGAGTTCGGCACATTCCGTGAGCCAATCCCTGGTCAGGAAACGCTTGTCAATCGCACTTACTTCTGTCCGGCGTGCGGCGCACCCTCAGGTGAGGAACCTGCAATCGACCCAGCGACAGCAATGCCTCCTCAGGAGCAGCAATGCCAGAGCTGCGGAGTCGTTGCTCCTCCGGAAATCCAGGACCAAGAAGAAACGTTTGACACGATTGTCGGGTATAACGATCGGCCCAAGAGTCGTGAAGTCCTTCGTGTATTTGGACCCCTGCACGTGGAGGTCCCGCATTACATTTCCAAACTAGACGAGACACCGTATCTCAGGTTCGTCACGGAGGAGCCAGTAGGGCTTATCCAGGAGACATATCCTGAGTTCGCGCACCTCATCAAGGCCAGCTACGATACGGACGAAATCGAGCGATGGGCACGTAACGATCGCCGCTATGCTGGTGAATGGCAAGACAACATCTGCACCGTCGCCAGGATGTGGTTCCGGCCCTGGTCTTTCAATGCGTGGGGCGATACCAAAGACGAGATTGTAGTCCGCCTCAAGAAAGAGTATCCCGAGGGCTGCTACGTCGTCATCGTCAACAACGACCTGGTAGTCGAGATTCTCCCCGACGTGCTCGATGACCACTGGACGGCCACAATGTCGCCGTTCTCCGAGCACATTCATGCTGAACCTGAGGGCCAATCTCTGGTCCCGATTCAGGACATGACCAATGAGCTATCCAACATCACGCTGGAGACCATCGAGTTCGGAATACCAGAAACATTTGCTGACCCATCTGTGCTCGACTTCGAGAACTACTCCAAGTCAGAAGCACGACCGGGCATGGTTAATCAAGCAAAGGCTCCTTCAGGACAGAATCTCTCAGCAGGCTTCCATGACATTAAGGCTGCGAGCCTCTCTCAGGAAGTGGAGATGTTTGCTGACCGTCTGGATAGCTCGGCTCAATTCGTGGTTGGGACCTTCCCTACTATCTATGGCGGTGCTATTGAAGGAGGCTCCGGAACTGCTCGTGAGTATGAGCTGAGCCGCGCACAAGCTCTCCAGAGACTCTCAGGGACATGGACCGTCCTGAAGATTTGGTGGTCCCAGGTCATGAGCAAGTCCGTCCGGTCCTTCGCCAAGAACATGACGCAGGATGAGAAGTTCGTGAAAGAGCAGGGACAGAGTTTTGTCAACACGTGGATTCGTAAGGCCGAACTTCAAGGTAAGGTGGGCGAGATCGAACCCGAAACCAGCGAGGCCTTTCCTATCTCATGGGCACAGAAGCGCGACGTTCTTCTTCAACTTATCCAGATGCAAGACCCCCAGATCGGTCAAATTTTCATGCATCCGGAGAATACCTCTTTCGTTGCCGAACTCATCGGCATGGAAGACCTCTACATCCCCGGTGACGACGACAGGAATAAGCAGCTCATAGAGATTGCCCAGCTCATCATGGCCCAGCCGACTCCAACAGGAATCGACCCCATGACTGGGCAGGAAATGTTCCAATCCTCTGTTCCAGTTGACCAGGATGTAGACCGGCACGAGATTGAGGCTGAAATCTGCCTCTCTTGGCTGAAGTCGCCGGTCGGCATGGATACGAAGGAAAACAATCCTGCAGCATGGATGAACGTGCGCGCGCACTATATGGAGCACACGCAAATCATCCAGATGCAGATGCAGATGCAGATGCAACAGCAAGCTCAGATGCAAGCTGAAGGCGGCGAAGAAGCTGGTGGCGAGGGCGCTATGGAACCGCCCGCATAAGGAGACGTGATGGCTGACGATGACATGGACATCTTAAATGATGTCGGAGACCCTGGCAATGCTGGTGAACAGGGCACCAGTGACTCCGCGGAACCGGAAGTCGATGACGATGCTGTCGATGAAGGTGCCGAAGACGATGGCGAGGTCGAGGATGAGGGTGAAGAAGAGGACGAAGCACCTGAAGGCGAAGGGGAAGCAGAGGGCGAAGAAAAAGCTCAAGCAGAACCTGCTGTTGAAGGCCGACCAACCTATCAAGAACTGAAGAAGGCTGACCCGGATATCTTCAAGAAGGTTCCGGGACTGAAGGACATTTTCTTCCGGGAGCAGAAGTTCTCGGAGACTTTCGCGACGGTTGAGGAAGCACAGACCGCGGCTCGTAAGTCGGAGGACTTCGACGTCATCGAAGCGAGCCTCCTGAATGGCGACCCGAGTCTTGTGTTCCAGCAGCTCGCGCGCAACGCACCCGGCTCCGTTCCTCTGCTGGTGGACAACTTCTTGCCCGCTATTCAGAGACTGAGCAAGGACCTCTACGTGCGGGCTACGATGCCCGTGCTGGAAGATCTCATTCGCATTACCTACAATGATGGTAAGCGTCTGAACGACAAGAATCTGATGTATGCTGCTGGGCACATTGCCAAGCACGTCTTCGGAGAGCCTCGCATCCCAGAGCCCAGGACACAATCAACGGGACCTCATCCTGCGGAGGTCCAGCTCAGGGAAGAACGGAACCGGCACTTCAACGAGCGGTATGGGTCGTTCAATTACGACCTCGCGACCGAGTCATACACTCGTTTGGAGAGGATTGCAGACCGGGGCATCAACGATCCGGAAAGCAAGCTGAACGGCTTCACTCGAAAGGCCATCACCAAAGAGGCATTAGCCGAACTCGACGAACGGTTGGGTGGGGATCAGCAACTCAACCAGACACTGCGCCAGCTGTGGAAGCGCGCGACCGTCGGCGGGTTTACGAAGGAGCACAAAGAGGCGATACTCAACGCGCACCTCTCGCGTGCAAAGCAGCTCCTTCCCGGCATCCGAAACAGGATGGTGGCAGAGGCTCTTGGTCAAAAGGTCAAGAGCAACAACAACAGGCAGAAGCGTGATATCCCGAGCGGCGGTCGTGGGGCCGTTGGTGGACGTGGGATGAATCGGATCAATCCTCGGAACATCGATTGGTCCAAGACATCTGACGAAGACATTCTCGCTGGGAAAGTCACGACGAGGAAGTAACAATCATGGCGCAGACAGAACTTCAGGTCAACGCCACCGAGCTGGAAAACGTCCAGGAGAAGGTTCCGGTCCTGTTCGAGCGCGAGGCCACGTTCTACTCGCAGATCGAAAAGCGGCCAGTGGACAAGGTATCCGCACGTGACATGCGGGTGCCCCTGGAGATTTCCCCCGGTGGCCTGTTCGGGCACTTTGAACCGGCTGGCGGCGACCTCGGTCGCGGTGAAGGGCCAGAGTTCGACAAGGCCCTCGTGTCAACCACCAACCTGAAGCACGCGGTTGAGTGGCAGACCAAGGCTCAGTGGGCAACGGACGACGCCCGCAAGGCCCGCATCAACACGTTCCGCCACATGATGGCAACCTCCATGAAGGAGTTCCGTCGTGCAGTGGATTCGCTGTGCATGACCAACGGCACAGGCACGATGGCGACCATCTCGGGCGTCAGCACCGTAGGCGGCAAGGACACCTACACGCTGGCAACTGACGGGTTCGGCGCGCGCCTGCTCCGTAAGAAGCACTTCTACAGCGTCTACGACTCGACGCTGGCAACTCGGAAGCCGTTCACGACGCTCGGTGCCCTCAACGGTGAGGGTCCCATCGAGTATTACGACGGCCCGAACAAGCAGGTTCGCTTCAACGCGACGGTTGCAGCACCTGCCGTGGCTGGTGACAAGCTGGTCGTCTCGGGGCTGACGGCGACTCCGCCGGTTTCGCTCCTCGGCGTCCCCTATCACCACAACAACGCTTCCGTTGGAAGCTGGCTCGGTATGGACCGTGCCCTCATCCCGGAGATTCGAGCGAACCGCGTTGCAGCGGCAAACTCGGCCTTCGCGATTCCCTTCCCACGGCTCGCAGTCAACAAGGTGTCCGACCGCGTTGGTTTCGACTCCGTGATGAAGATGGAAGCCTGGATGCACCCCGCGCAGGTGCAAGCATACGAAGAGTATGGCCAGCTGGTCTCCATCATCAACAAGCAGGCGAAGGAGGAAGGCCTCAACGTCTACTTCAACGACAACATGCAGATGGCCGGTGTGGGCATCCGCAAGTCCAACTCGTGGGACAAGACCCGCATCGACTTCATCGTGAAGGAAGTGTGGGGTCGGGCGGAGATGAAGGCGGCAGGATTCTACGATGTCGATGGCCGGAAGGTCTTCGAGATTCGTGGAGCTTCGGGCGGCGTTGCGGCGAGCCAGGTGTATTACATCGTGGCGAGCTTCAACCTGTTCGTCAACAATCCGGCTGCTTGCGTCTACATCGACCAGCTGGCCGTTCCAGCGGGCTACTAGTCAACGTAGGGCGGGGGGAGTGCCGGGACACTCCCTCCGTCAGGCTAATCATGGATACAAAGCTTCTCAAGCAAGTGAACGACCTGCTGGCGCGTGAGCTAGGAGAGTCGCTCTTTAATCGTCCGAACTATCGAGTTATCTGGTCTACTGGTGAGACTGAAAAGAGATTTGGAACCTTCAGCGACTACTACGGTAAGATATACCTTAGGACTGTCTCTGAGGTTCGAACTGTCTTAAAGTATCCCAACGATCAGGACCGCTGGATTTTGGAGCGCATCCAGTCGGCGGTAGGGAATCCTGAGTTGACGGAAGACTTTAGTTACGAGCCGATCTACGTGTTCAAAGACAAGCGGGGATTCCACCTCCCCCTGAACATGAGGGTTATCGAGTTTCTCGTAAAGCGCATCAAGCAACCTCCTTCAACTCAGGAGATTCGCACTCAGATGGAAGAAGAAGAAGCTGCTGCGGAGGAACGAGAAGTTGAGGAGTTCCTCGCTATCATTCACGACTCGGGGCGCTCTACGTTGTTCGCCTACGAAGACTCCGTGTTTCTGGATTCGACGAAAAGGAAGGTTACGTAATGGAATCGGCAACGCTCGTATCAATCGTCCCATGCACCATCCGAGAGCAGAAGCCCATCCTCCCATCCGAGTTCTACCTGGATGCTGGCAGTTTCCAGAAGCCGTCCATTCTGCTCGTGGGCAAGGGGATTAACGACATTTACGTCGGTGAGGGTCGTGGACAGGCTGGCCCGGAACGGTCGGTCATTCGTGTCCCCGTCGAAGCTGACGTCATCGCTGCGGCTATCGTGGTCGACTGGATGGAAGCCCAATATGGTGTCATTCTTCCAGACGCCATTCCGGGATTCTTCTGGGTGCCCGGCCACAAAGAGGTCAAGGACCTCACAGTGCAGCTTGTCGAAGCGAACGCACATCAGGTTCTCTGGTTCAAGAATCTGGTTCGCCTCGCCGATGACGACTGGAACAAGTTCAGGCAGCACAAGACCATCTCCGATATCCAGCGTTACGCCTGCAACGCGCTGAAGCTGGAACGTCCGTGGTTGCTGGACAACGAAATCATCCAGGCTCTCTCGGAGTGCCCATCGTGCTTCGAGAAGGTCAATCCGAAGGCTATCGTTTGCTCTCATTGCTCGTTCGTGCTCGACGCCGAGCGACACAAGGCGATGACTTACGCACGCGCGTAAAGTTCAGCGGGTGAACAATGGCTGATACTGCACAGGACGTTGTCAACGAAGCTCAGGGGTTGCTGAATGACCTTGGCGGGGTCTTCTATACCTTTGATTCTCTCCTGCCTTATCTCAACAAGGCATACAGAGAGCTGCAGGATTACTACAACCTGCATGGGCTGAAGACGACGGTAGATGTGTCCGTTCTGATAGCGGTCCCAGCGAACACAACACAGCTCACCAATCCACCGGCTGACTTGTTGCGTCCCATCACGCTGTCGGAACGGACACCGGGGACTCCCGAGCAGTTCACTGAGATGGACGAGCGGTCTTGGGAACCTGATGAAACACCAACAAATCACTTGCGGATTTGGGTCTGGCGCGAGGAAACGATCTTCTTCCTTGGTGCTCAGGCCGACCGCGAGCTAAGGATTCGTTACGTCAAGTCTCTTTCGGCCTTTAACGGAGCTGGGAGTCTGGTTGGCGTTGCGAATAGTAAGTCAGTTCTCGCGGCGCGCACTGCTGCTCTAGGAGCGCGCTACATCGGTGAGAATCCGACACGGGCTGATGAACTCGATGCGGAGACAGGTCAGGCCTTGGATAGGCTGATCGTGACGGCAATCCGACAAGGGCAAGGATTACCGACACGTCGTCGGCGAACTCGATATCGGGTTCCTAACTAAGGAGAAGTCAGATGTTTCAGGGATACGTTAGCAAGCGTTCCGAGAAGGTCGTCGCATCAGCAGCTACCATTGCAGCTGACGCAGACCAACTCGTCGTCACCGGCTCTGTGGCAATCGTCAACATCACACCGAAGGTCGGTGGAATTGCATCACAGGAGCTCACGCTCATCCCACTCGCGGCGCTCACCTGCACGGCGGCAGGGAACATCGCGGTGGCCGTGACGTTCGTTGTCAACCGTGCGACGGTGCTGGTCTTCAGCAAGTCGCAGGGAAAGTGGTATCCGCAGATCGCGGCGGTCTAAGATGCAGAAGGACCACCTCCCAATCACGGTCGACCAATTCCGCGGCACCTTCAACCGCGGCGAGGATGACGTCTGCCCTGGAGACCACTTCCTCGACTCATTGAACGTCGTGTTTACTGAGCATGGAGTCGAGACGCGAAAAGGGACGGTCCTGAACTTCACGCTAGCCGATATTCGTCGGATGGCGTCCTACAAGAGGATTGGTGAAGCGGACAGGTTGCTTATCCTGGATGGCACTGGCAAGCTCTGGGACTCAACGAGTCTAGCATCACCAATCCTTACCATCGCAGAGATGAAGGATTTTAGCATGGTGTCGCTCTATAACAGAGCTTACATCACGCCGCACAACAGTAACAAGGGTCTACCGGGCCAGAAGATATATGTCTACGAAGGCTCAGGTCTTGCTCGACCAGCGGCTGGTTCTGCACCGATTGGACCTCCAATCGTAGCTGCTACCTCCTCAACTGCTGGTAGTGTTGAGATTGGCAAACATCTCTTTGCTGTAGCTTACGAGACCATTTCTGGTTTCTTAACTCAGCCCGGACCAGCGACATTCACCCTCTACGACGCACCTGGATCAAAGAAGGTTAACCTTAGCAACATCCCGATTGGACCGGCTGGGACAGTAGCGCGTGTTCTCTTGGCAACGAAGAAGCTTGCAACGAATTACGCAGGTGACGCAGCCAATCAGGAGTTCTTCAGTATCCCTAACGGTCGCCTCGGAGATAACACTACGACGACCGCAGTAGTAGACTTCTTCGATGCAGACCTGCAAGCCAGCGTCGATTACTTGATGGACCAGTTCACGGAGATTCCAGCAGGTGTTGGTATCGGAGTCTACAAGAGCCGCATGGCAGTGTGGGGGACTGACACAAATGAGTCGGCCGTCTACTTCTCAGAGCCAGGGCAGCCTGAATCGTTCTCGGCTACTGAAGGATTCGTCTTGGCAAATCCAGGCGACGCCTCCGGAGGAGTCAAGAACTGTGTCGAGTTTCGTTCGCAATACTATCTGCTCAAAGGTGGCGGAAAGACTTATGTCACCAACGAAATTGGAGACTCTCCCGCTTTCTGGGAAGTGACGAACGTCGACCTGAGTATCGGAGCGGAGTGCCACTCTATCGCCAAAGTGATGGACCTGAATGGTTCGGCACTGGACAACTTCTTCTCGGCTGACAGGTCTGGCCTTTATCTCTTTAATGGGACGTTCAGCAACAATGAACTCTCAAGGAAAATCGCGGATATCTGGAATCGTATCAACCGTCTCGCGCTTAATCAGGTCGAGATTGTTCATGACCCGATTAAGGCACTTATTTATTGTGCTGTTCCTCTCGACGGCGCTGATACTCCTACTCACCTTCTTGTGGGCAATATAGATGACGGGATAGACCCAGAGAACATTCGCTGGACGACTTGGCTGTTCCCCAAGAATCCAACTACCGTCGTAGTAGACTTGAACTCTCTGAGCAAGCGGACACAGTTCCGTTTCGGGTCGAGACAAGGTGATATCTACACTTACGACGAGAGTGCATTGGATGACTTTGGGCAGGCAATAGAGAGCTTCATCGAGACTGCTCTCTTGCCTCCTGATTCGCCAGACACGGACCCTGTTATCTATCAATTCGGTCACTTGCAGATTCGAGCGAAAGGTAATGGCGCACTGAACCTCACAATCTCTGGAATTGACCGCGCGCGCTCGATACAGCCGGCAGGTATCAGCTTAGGTCCGCAGCCTGGCCGGACGCTTGAGAGGATGCTGAACTTCCAGGATGAGCGAGCTTCTGTCAAGTTGCAAACCAATGGAGCAACAGACCACTTCCAGCTGACCCGTCTGAAGCTCTACGCCACGACTCTCTGGTTTGGTCGCGTTAACGTCTAATGGCTACGACGCGTATCACTACGTTCGCCTCGCTGGTTGAAGGTTATCAGCATACTGATCCAAAGTTGTATCAGATATTGCAGGCATTCGTCGTAGCAGTCGGTGAGCTACAGGCTGAACTCGACCCGATTGTCAAGACCATCACTGACACAGAGGGGACGATTGGAGCTATTCCGACAGCTCCTACATCCATCGGTTACGAAATTCTCCAGAAGTCAGTCCTGAGAATCTTCTGGGCAGGTGCTACAAATGCTTCGTCGTATGAGGTTCGTAAGGGACTGGTTTGGGATACTGCGTTTTTCGTGGCCTCGACGACGCAACAGGAAGTTAGACTCGACCCGATTCTGGTGGGTAATCATACGTATCTTGTCAAGTCGCGGAATGGACTGGGGGCTTATTCGTCAGCAATGATGCTGATTGCCATCACGATTCCCTCAATCCCTTCGCCGATGATGACAGCGCAGGTGATCGACAACAACGTTCTTCTACGCTACAGCCGACCAGACTCGACTTGGAGAATCAATCACTACGACATCTTCCGTAACGGACAATCAATCGGTGCTATTGCAGGGGAGTTCTTTGTCTGGTTTGAGGCTGCAGCGGGGACGTTTACGTATGGCGTAGAAGCTGTAGACATTGCAGGCAATCGGAGTCCGAGGACAACGATCAGCGTC